CACCCTTAAGTTAATGCCTTTAGCCATATTAGTTTGTTGTGTAAGCCAATAATTCCATATACCGCCCTGAATATTCAATATCCACCACCGAATGTATAACGTATTCAATCCCCTCGTACTTTATTCTGCAATCGGTTGTTATTGCCGGATCATGCCTAACAATAATCTTTGCCGCTGCATTAAATGTTATTTGCGCTTGTTCTAATACCCGGCTGTTTTGCCTTGGTTCAATCTTCGCATACACATTTTTAAGCAGCGCATACGTTACGGTAAAGCCGCCCTCAAAGTCGGTGCTTGATGTAGGGGTAAGTACATCCACGTAAAACGGCAATGTACCTGCATTGCTTTCTTTAATCCGGTTACTGCTTAATCTCATACAAATAATGGTTGTCGAGTGTATCTAATACAAGTGCGCCACGCTTTCTCGCAAACGCTACTAACATCGTAGCCATCCCCTCTGTTTTCAAACATAAACGCTAACTGATCGTACACTGCGAAAAGCAAATCGTTTGGGATAGTTCCGGCCGCAAAGCCTGCAGAATATGTTAGGGCAACTTCTTCTGTAATATCCACTAATTTAGGGTAATCAAGCCCTACCAATTTAACGCCCGTTGGTGAAGTTGTTACCGGTGGGTAAGGTAATTCTATCCCTCCATCTTCGTTATTAATAACAGCCGTTACCGTTACCGGAATAAGTGATAGGCCGGTAGCTTTCTCAATCGCTTCACGCGCTGCCTTAATCATCATTGTAATTAAGTCATCCTGTGAAGTGTCGGTAATGCGTAGGTAGTCTTTAGCTTTCTGCAGCGTAATAGGCTCTACAATAGTGCCAACAGGTACACGCCTAACGTCTATTACTCTATTCATATTCCTTTTTTTTATTGTGGGTAACAGCTTTCTTTTCCTCTTTTATTTCCGTTGCAAGTTGCATTTTTACCAACTTGTCAATAATTGACAAGTCAGCTTCCACCACTTCGCCGGGTGCAAATGTTTTGTTCAATGCAACTATATGAGTGCTTGTATTAATTATTGCCTTTGCCATTGTAAATTCTTTTGATAAAGGTACAAAAAAAGCCCCAATGTAGAAACATCGGGGGATTATTAACTAATGCTCATGAAAACTTGTCTGAAATTAGGTTAATCATTGAATATATCCTTGGTTTTTGTAGGTTTTTTTTCTTCTTTTACCACTTCAATGTACTTTCTGGCTTCCAGTTCCTTAAATCTATCAGCTTCAAACTCTTGAATACTGTTTTTAGGGTACTTTTTGCCATTGTATTTGTCGGTAAATTCTCTTAATATTTTCGCTTTTGCCATGTTAAATTTTTAGCGAAGATAATAAAAAACCCCCAATGTAGAAACACCGGGGGTTAACCAAAATATATATGCAACAAACAAAAAGAAACTACGCAATTTGCCCAAAATCGCCAAGGATGAAGTAATCGTTACCGTAAACAGGGAACGCTACTCTCTCTTCAATTCTTACAGTAACCTTGTTCTCACGAACATTCGTACCGTCTTCATAGAAGAATTGCAATTTAGCTGGCTCACGGAAGATAAGGTTTGCACCCATAGTCCAATCACCAACTAAGAATTTATCTACAGTCATCGCTGTTGACTTATAAACCGGCACACCTGCAATGATCAATTGACCATTAACAATTTGCACCAAGCTGTAAGGTAAATCATATTCGCCAGATCCTGCAGACTTGGTAAGCATGATGTTATAGTAATCGGCTGGATTAACTAATACACCGTTCGCCTCACGATCAGCACTTTCTAACTGTGAAATAGCTTGAATAATTTGCTCTACATCTACAGTAGCGGCAGAACTTGCAGCGGTAAAGTTACCAGCTGTCATCAAGCCCTTTAACTGCGGCGAAGTACCGGTACCGCTTAACAATTGGCTATCTTCTACGCGAAGTAACAATTCAGGTAAGCGGCTACCTAAGAATGTAGTCATACCCTCCACGTCATCCAACATATTGCGGCTAATTCTTAACCAACCTGCAATCCATTCAGCTTTTACGCTGCTTTCTTGCAAATCTAAGTCGAACTGTGGCTTAGTAGCACCCTCACCAATTGAAGCCGGCGCGCCCTCACCTACAATCTCTTTTACAAAGTCGAAGTTTGATTTATTGCCCATGCCACCAACTTGCAATAATTCACGAATGTGAAGTTTGCGCTTTGGCAATTCGATAATGCCCGGCTTAACAAATGTTACAGAACTGTCTGCTGTAGCAAAGTTGTTCGCAAAGGTCATGTCACCAACGGCTTTCAATTCAAAATCAACTCTTGAACCTTTGCCTTCACGCAACATTTTTTCGAAGCCCTCTTTAGCTTCGTTCATGTTGGTAGCTAACTCACTTTTAAAGCTAACTGGCTCTAACGGTGTGCCTTTCTTTTGCTCTGTAGCAAGATTGTCAAATTGCGCTTGCATTTCGCTCTTTAAGGTAGCTAAATCGCCTGCATTAGCGAAATTGCCGTTATCCAATCTGCCTTTAAACTCGTTGGCAAGTCTTACAGCTTCTGCGCTGTCAGTGCCAGACTTTTCAGCTTTTGCCTGAATAGCAGCTAAGGTATCTGCCATCCCTTTGATTTCTAATTCTAAACTCATTATTTATTTTTTTAGAGTGTTATTAAAACTTTTAATAGCTTCAATTAGCTTACTGTTATCGGGCTCAACTGTTGTTACGGGTTGCGCTGAAATGTCAATAATTGCTTTTTTAAGCTGTTCTATTTCTATTTCTATTAGACTAAATGTGTCATCGGTAAATTTACCATTCTTGAATGCCTTGTATAGTAAATCTAACCGCTTTGTTACCTTTTCTTTTGCCTCTTCCGGCTGCATTCCCTTAACACTCAATGTTGGCGTTTCAGGATTCGCACCCCACAAAACTAAACTACCCTCGTATAATTTCAATTCCTTAATAGTTCGTACTTGTGTTTCTTGATTGTAATCTGAAATGATAGTTGAAAAGCCAATTGAATGCTGGTTAGCGACGCCTGCCTCGTATAATTTTAAAGCGTCTTCTCCGGCCTCCGTTTTAATTATTGGCGTTACCGCAATTAATTGATTGCCTTGTACATATAATTCCTCCGGCTTACCTATGGTATGTTTTATGTCCGCTCTGTGGTCAATTAATGACCAAATAAGATTTTTCCCCCCTGGTCCTCTCTCGTTAATAGATTTAGAAAACGCCCCGGATGCAATAATATCATTATCCAAATCCATTATTTCAGTAGTTGACCAAACAGCCTTAACCTTTCTGGTTTTAGCGTCTATGTCTATAATGTTACTGTCAACCGACTTGGTAGTAAATTGTTTCATAGTGTAAAATTATGAATTATTTAAAACAATTGAACGATAAATATTATTTCGCTGCGTTGGGTTATTCAAGTCAACCAATTGCAAATTGCCGCTTGCATCTCTTTTAGGTACAAATGCCACTGTGCATCTGCAATTGCAAACATTACCTGCACTACCTGCACTATCCCCAGGATAACTCATTAAGTCAATTGATTGTGTACTCGGTACTATAAAAACTCCATCGTACGGAACTTGCTTCCCGTTCATATGCAAATGATCGTAATTATCACGCGGCAATCGTCTGGTACGGTTATCCTGCGCCGAAATCCAAACCTTATCCATTACTACCCTTGAAGTGGCAGCTGATAGCATTGCACCGGTATTCATTGCCCTGCCAGTTTCGGTACGGGTAATTAGCCTGGCTCTTGCATTGGTTAAGTTCGATTCTCTAAGATTACGAACTATCTCGTCTTCACCTAATCCTTTGTCTATTCCGTCATTAATGACCTGCAGCATAAACGCTCTGGTAGTTTCTGTAATTTGCGTTACAGACCTATCCATGAAGTAGTAGCTAAAGAACTTCTTAACTATTCGTATAAACTGATCTAACCCCTCCGATTTCTTTTCCTCCACCTTTGGCAATGTCTTTTGAACATACCGCCCCCACATAACAGCCGCATCTGTAAACAATTCAGTAATAGCATCATTAATGCCATCAGTTGGTAGTTGACCGATTGCACCGCTTGACTTGTAGTTATCAATACCGGCATCAATCTGTTTGCGTAACTGCGCTGCCATCTTCGCATCGTGTTTTGCTACGATGGATTTATAATATTTGTCGAATGTGCTATGGCGTAGCATTGTAAGGATTTTGTAGGTCAGGAACTGGCATTAAGGTTTCCTCCAATGGCTGGTAGCCACTTGGCACTAAGATAGTGTTACGAGTCGCTTCGTCCATCCACTCCGGCACTGATTCCCCTAATATCTCATAGCGGCGGTATAATGGCAATAATGACTTTTCGAGCCAATTAACTTGTTCTAATTTATTGCCCTCTAATTCGCTATAAACGCTCAAATCAAAGTCAATAACGGTATCGCTTCCATTATTCCAATCGTTATTTAATTTTCTGTTAAAATTATCACGCAAAGCGGTTAACAGCGGCAATGCGCAACGTGTAGTTAATGCCTTTTCGCCCTCCGCCTGGTTGTTGTATGTTTTATTGTTAGGGTCGTTTAATAGCTGCGATGGAACTCCGTAAATATTGCAAATGGCTCTCATGTCGAAGATTTCTGCATCGAGTATGTCCATATCCACCGGGCTAAGTCCAATTTGTTGGTATCCAATTTCAAAACCGCTCACCGGTATTTTATTAGCGTTCTTACTTCCCTCGTATTGCTTCAAACGCTCCTTAATTAAGT